ACAATAAAGTTTTAAGAGTATTAGTATTTGATAATGCTGATGTTGAAGCTAATGGTGGAGATCAATCAGAAAGCGCTGCTTCCTTTTGTGAAACAATAGTCCCTTTTTCAGCGACAGGTGTAAAGTGGGTACAGACTTCTTACAACAATAATTTTAGAAAACAATATGCTGGTGAAGGATACACTTATGATTCATCGAAAGACATATTTATTGCATACCAACCTTTCCCTTCATGGACATTAAACAGTAATAATGACTGGGAAGCACCAATACCTTATCCTGCAATTGTAGATGATGGGTCTGGTGGTACCACATATATATACTGGATATCTTGGAATGAAGACTCTTATCAAGCTGATAACAATACAGGTTGGCAAGGAATTAGATCAAACGATACTTCAGAAACACCTACTTTTTATAGATGGAACGGCACATCCTGGATATCTTAATAACGCCTCTTTACTTTTAATAATATTTAAAGTATTCTGCAAATCGAAAGTTATATGCAGTTATTTAATTATTATCATTATTTTACGTCAGTAATTCCAGAACGTATCTGTGATGACATTGTTCGTTATGGTCATCAGATTAGAGATACGTTAGCAGTCACGGGCAACTATGACAATGGTAAGAAATTAAATCAAAAAGAAATTAAAGATTTAAAAAAAACAAGAAATTCAAATAT